AACTACCAGGGGGGTAGCAGCTCAAGTGCTCCGGCACCGTTCGTTCACATATCAAGAATTTTCGCAACGCTACGCTGATAGTTCAATGCTTGCGGATACGATTCCTCTCCCAGAACTTCGTCGTCAGGATACCAAGAATCGTCAAAACTCTATTGATGATATTGATCCTTTTGTCAAGCAAGAGTTTGAAATTAAAATGAGAAAGCACTTCGATGAAGCAATGGTACTCTACCAATCAATGCTTGATATGGGAATCGCAAAGGAGTGTTCACGTTTTGTGCTTCCACTCGCCACGCCTACAAGAATCTATATGTCCGGTTCATGCCGCTCATGGATTCATTATATTAATCTTAGGACTGCTAACGGCACTCAGAAAGAGCATATGGATCTTGCAGAGGGTTGTAAGAAAGTGTTTATTGAACAATTTCCCACCTGTGCTGAAGCCCTTGAATGGGTCTAAATAAATCACCTTGAGTTTAGTATTATGCCAACGTATCCTGTAAAGAATAATAAGACTGGGGAAGAGAAAGAATTGAGTATGACTATTGCTGATTATGAGCAATGGCGTAAAAACAATCCCGATTGGGATAAGGATTGGAGTAAGGGATGTGCATCTGCTCAGGAAGTTGGAGATTGGCAGAATAAACTAATCTCTAGAAATCCTGGGTGGAATGATGTCCTTGGAAAAGCAGCAAAGCAACCTGGTTCTAGAGTAAAGAAGATTTAGTATGCCAAGAAGAAAAAGAGCATCTGCAGAGCAACCTATTGGGGTTGGACTCACGGCAAAGCAGATGAAGCGGAAGAAACCGCTCAGTCAGGACTACCTGGTTGATATTGATCCACTGTCAGATAATCAAAAACAACTTTTTGAGTCTTATAATGAGGGTAAGCATATTGTTGCTTATGGTTGTGCTGGTACAGGAAAGACCTTTATCACGCTCTACAATGCTCTCAGAGACGTTTTAAGTGAAAATACACCATACGAGCGTATTTACCTTGTACGCTCTCTTGTAGCGACTAGAGAGATTGGTTTTCTTCCTGGATCCCATGAAGATAAGGCAGATATCTACCAGATTCCTTATAAGAATATGGTGAAGTATATGTTCCAGATGCCTAGTGATGCTGACTTTGAAATGTTGTATGGAAACCTGAAGTCTCAGGAATCTATCAAGTTCTGGTCTACTTCATTCTTGCGTGGAACTACACTTGATAACGCTATTGTTATTGTGGATGAGTTTCAGAATCTGAACTTCCACGAACTTGATAGTATTATCACTCGTGTTGGTGAAAATACCAAGATCTGTTTCTGTGGTGATGCACGTCAGTCTGACTTACAGAAAGATAAAGAAAAGAATGGTATCATTGATTTTCTTAGCATCTTGCGTAAAATGGACTCATTTGATATAATAGAGTTTGGTGTTGACGATATTGTTCGTTCTGGACTTGTCAAAGAATACATTGTCGCAAAAATGGAATCTGGTTTTTGATGTTTAATCATGTTGATGTGAATCTTCCTCAACTTGAGAGGGAGACAATTGATGGAGTAAGATATTACTCTGTTCCTGACGAAGAAGAACTCCTGCGACTGGTCTCCATTACGTCGGTGACCAGTCATTTTAATAAGGAGATCTTTGTCAAATGGCGTAAGCGAGTTGGTAATGAAGAGGCAGATCGTATCACGAAACGTGCCACAAGTCGTGGTACGGATATGCACACTTTGGTTGAATACCATCTTAAAAATGAAGAACTGCCAAAGGTTCAACCCATCTCTGACTTCCTATTCAAAATTTCTAAAAAGAACCTGAATCGTATAAATAACATACACGCCCTTGAAGGTTCGCTATATAGTAAGCAATTAGGAATTGCTGGTACAGTAGATTGTATCGCTGAATACGACGGCGAGTTAGCTATAATCGATTTCAAGACTTCAGCTAAACCCAAACCACGAGAGTGGATTGATCACTATTTTGTACAGTGCATGGCATATGGTTGTATGCTGTACGAATTGACTGGCATCTCAGTCAAAAAACTTGTAATTATCATGGCATGTGAAAATGGAGAATGCGTCGTTTATGAAGAAAGAGACAAATCAAAGTACATCAAACTTCTCACAGAATACATTAGAAAGTTTGTTAGAGATAAACTGGAACTCTATGGAACCTAATAAAGAACTAGAAAAGGCGATTGAGAGTAAATTCTTGACACCTTCAAAGTTTGCTTTGGAGATCGAAAAGATTGTTGTTGACGAAAAACTCAACTACATTGATGCTATCGTACACTATTGCGAAATTAATGAACTTGAGGTAGACTCAGTAACCAAACTCGTTTCAAAACCTCTTAAAGAGAAACTGAAGTGGGATGCAACCCGCCTCAACTTTATGAAGCGAACTTCAAGAGCAAAACTTCCTCTATGATCGTGACACCCTTTGAAACTTATCAACATTATTTGTCACTAAAAAATCATTTTACAAATCCCAAATACGACTTCTTCAAATACGGAGCAAAAACCCGTGCTAGTGTGACCTCTTTTAATAAGAGGAAAGACAAGTATTGGTTCGAGAAGACCTCTCGCAAATACTCTGATGAAGAGGTCGTTGATTTTTTGGTATCTAACTTTTCTTCCGCCGATAACCCACAGAACCTATGGATTGGAGAAATTATCAATTCTGGCGAAAGGACTTACGCCGAATGGAAAAAACGGAGACAGAGTTCGACCTACTTGTTCAAAGAACAAAGCAACGAGTTGTTCTCGGAGAACGAATTCTCGAAACTGTTCGATTGTTCCAAAGGCCATCCTACCCTTCTGAAAGAGTATCTAAGCGGGAGATTATCACTAGAAAACTTCGTCATCTACGACAAAATTTTCCATTTTTCTAAGAACTTTGATAAGAAGTTGACTGACCCAGTGTGGGAAACCGTCAGTCTAAAATTAAGAAAATATGGACCCTTCATAAATATTGACGTATTCAAATATAAAAAGATACTGCGGGAACTTGTGCATGAGTGATTTTTTCGATTCCGAAATCATTCAGGATGAACTGAGTGAAATTAATAAACTCCAAGAGAAAATCTACGGATCTCTCTTTGGGTTTGGTATGATGGCTAAGGATGAAAAACTTGAGCACATCGAAATACTTCAGGACTTGCTAGAAAAGCAAAGAGTGATGTATACTAGGTTATCTCTTTCGGACGATCCTAAAGCGGTTGAAATGAAAGAGAATCTCCGCAAGTCAGTCGCTATGATGGGTTTCCCCCCTGAAACCGACATGACCATGCTTTTTAATAGTATGAATGCAACCATCGAGGCACTCAAAAAATACGTTGACGCCTGACGGTTTTCTTGTTATACTATCCAAGCAAATCCAACAAATCCAACTCAATCCGAGGTAATCTAAATGTCTTTCGCAGACCTTAAAAAGCAATCTAAGCTGGGCTCCCTGACTCAAAAACTGGTCAAGGAAGTAGAAAAAATGAACAACAACGGTGGTTCTTCTGACGACCGTTTCTGGAAACTGGAGTGTGATAAGAGCGGCAATGGTTATGCCGTTATCCGTTTCCTCCCAGCACCCGACAGCGAAGATCTTCCCTTCGTGAAACTGTACTCCCACGCCTTCCAAGGTCCTGGTGGTTGGTACATCGAAAACTCTCTGACTACTTTGGGTCAGAAAGATCCTGTGTCTGAGTACAACTCTATGCTGTGGAACAACGGCACTGATGCAGGTAAAGATGCTGCTCGTAAGCAGAAGCGTAAACTGACTTACATCAGCAACATCTACGTTGTGAAAGATCCTGCTAACCCTCAGAATGAAGGTCGTGTCATGCTGTACAAGTATGGCAAGAAGATCTTTGACAAACTCACTGCTGCTATGCAACCTGAGTTTGAGGATGAGGAAGCAATCGATCCGTTTGACTTCTGGCAAGGTGCCAACTTCAAACTGAAAGCAAAGAACGTTGCAGGTTATCGTAACTACGATTCTTCTGAGTTCGCTGCCCAAAGCGCACTCTTGGACGACGATGACGCAATGGAAGCAATCTGGAAGAAGCAATCTTCTCTCCAAGAGTTCGTTGCTGGTGATCAGTTCAAAGACTACGATGCTCTGAAGACCCGCCTGGACTATGTTCTGGGTAACAAGGGTACTCCTCGTTTCCAAGATCAGGAAACTGTTGAGGCGGAAGAAGACTTCCGTGCTTCTAACCGTGGCACTGCTCCCGCAGTGACCTCTACCCCTGGTGACTTCAACGCAGAAGACATCGTTGCTTCGAGTGCTTCTTCTACCGATGAAGATGATGATGCACTCTCGTACTTCGCTAAACTTGCTGAAGAGTGAAGTACAATCAGATCTGCCTCACCCTATTAGTTGTGGCGGCATATTTTAATCTATTGTTCAAGTGAAGTCCGATTACACAATAGACCGTGTGACTAAATCCGATGCCGCAGATTTACTTCTGCGGTATCATTACTTGAAAGATATCTCCAAAGGATTTAAGTCGGGTTATAATTATGGTCTATTCAAAGGCAATGATTTTTGCCCACTAAACATTGGTGGTATTCAGGGAGTCTGTATCTTTACAGGTCTCCCTGTTCCTGAAATAGCACAAGGAGCATTTGGTCTAGAGAGAAATGAACAAGAGGGGTTATTTGAACTTTCACGACTTTGCATCCACCCTGAAACTCAGCAAGAAGAGTACAATATTACTTCTTGGTTCGTTAGCAGAGCGATTAAGCAACTTAGAAAAGAAACAAAAGTCCGAGCGATTATTTCATACGCTGATAGCGAGCATCATGGTGGTACAATCTATCGCGCTTGTAATTTTAAGTATTGTGGTCTATCAGACCCAAAAAAGGACTTTTATTTTTCAGACGGCACCAAACATTCCAGAGGAAAGATTGGAGATGCAGAGGGTGAATGGAGAGATCGGTCTCGCAAACACCGATATGTAATGATCTTTGATAAGAGTCTAGAACTCTTATGGTTCGATAAGTCTAGTATTCTCAGTGGTAATTAGTCTTTTATCTACAGTCTGAGAACTAGACTTGTAATTCATTAAAGTTCTCATATCATTTAAGAACTGTTGGAGGTAAATCGGTTTCATTAAGTTGATTTCCGATTTTGCCTCATTTTTTATGACTTCATATTGATAGTTAGAGATACCAGTTACAGGACTGATATTACTATTAACTGATCTATAATCAATATTATCTGATTCTGGTCTCACACCAACATAGAAGTTTGTTGCTGATGCATCATATGGTGTAGGAATTGTAAATCCTGCATCAACTCTTTGACCAGCAGGTAAAATTAATCTCCCTCTATTATCTTCAACTCGAATCGTTTCATAATGATGGACGTTATTGATTTCTGTCAGTCCATATTTGTCTTCAACATATCTGTAAAGATCGTAGTTGCTTAATGGCCACTCTTCTTTTATATTGGTGATACCTGCCGTTAATATAACAATCCAATCATAGTCTGGAGAACCATAATACTCCTCTGCGATAGTATCTGGTCTTTCTCCATCTTCTATTCTGTACTTTTCAAAGAAAGCAACATTATCTAAAATCCAATCCTTAATCTTTACTTTGCGGAAAAGATTTTTGATTACAACATATTCTTGAGACGATACTTTATGTAAAAGATTCGACTGATAAAAAATGTCTGGTAGTTCTCTGAAGTAACCCATTAGTATCCTACACCTCCTACTGGTGTTCCATCTGCATCACTATTAATAAAATCTTCAGCGTAAATTGGATTGAGTTCTTTAAATGTTAGTGACATTTGAATATGAACTGGTGTTCCATCAGAATATGTTGCGTAAGTTCCAGAAGCAGCATAGTTGACGGAAATATCACTCATTGCTCCAATTTTAAATCTATTCAGGAATGGATGATCTTGACCATTTGCTGTAATATATTGAAGTTGAAATAAGTCTGGAGAGTTGATAAAAACTCCTTTATCTCCATTCTTTGGAAGGATTGCTTGTTTGATGGTTCTGATAATTTTCTTCACCATCTGACCTTCATCATAATTTCTTGGAGTGAAATCAAAGACGAATGGGAAAGATCTCAATGTTGGTCCATCAAATAACAGTTCCATATTGGACTGTAAGACTTGACCAGTGGATCTTGTAATCAGTGATGTTGCGTTAACATTACCACCAAGTTGATTGACTGCTTTTCCTGCTAATGCTGTATTGATTAACTTTGCAGTAGTGCCATCAAGAGCAGTAGCAGACTCTATTAGATCCTGTGCTGCATTAGCACCAGCAGCTACAGCTCCTGCGGGATCACTAATTAATCCAGATGCTGCTTTTAGTCCAACAACTTGTAGTGGATTCAGTGTATCCTGAGCATAACTTACAGAAGTATTATCTGTAATTACTTGTGGAATCGGTAAGTATATGTAACGAACATTCTTTTGATATGCTTCTATATTGTCGCTTCTATTAAAATGGGCATCAATCCTTTGTAAAGCATTTGCACCACTAATACGTTTTTGATAAACTACCTCACCTGCGCTGTTTAACACTGGTTGTTTAGTGTCTTTATATCGTAAAGGTGCATATTCTGTCGTAAACATTCCATCAGCAAGAATATCACGATTTACACGCTCAAATATTTTAATATACAGCATATCCTGCTTGTTCCCATTACCCTGCGCTCCTGTCGCAGCTAATGGGTACCTCATAGGACCACCAATTGTCTTTTTCTTAGTCATCTATGACGACACTTTTCAATTATTTAGTCGCTTATTCATAAGTGACAGTCTAAGAACATCATTTACTTCGGATCGGAAGATTTCATACACTTCTGATCCCACTTCATTCCATGTATATTGTCTTGGTTTTCTCCAGTGAGCACTGAATCCACGAAATCCCCATTGAAATACATCTGTGACTGCTATGAAGGGATTTGAATCAAATAAAAGACCAGGTGTTTTTGCTCTGTAAATAAACAAATATATTTTTCCAACTTCTATCAATCTTACGGGAGTTGGTTCTAATACATCCAGAACCTCAAGCATCCTATCATCAGGATCTTTCAGACCTGTCATTTCATCAACAAGACCGCGAAGTCTATTTACGTTAGTATCTGTTTGTGTTGGTCTTTTTGCCATTACTTGATACCGAGTTCTTTCTCCGTCATGACTTTAAACTCCCACATCCTATCTGCACAGTATTCTTCTGCTGCTTTCCACTTTGCCTGATTCTTAGCATATTCATACGCTTCGTTCAGGTATCTTTTTGTTTGTCTTTTAGGTTTAGGTGGAGGTAAACATTGTTTCTTTGGTTTGATTTCAATCAAAGATGATCTAACTTTGCCACCCTTATCCTTGTACTTAACAAAGAAGTCTGGGAAGTAACGATGTACTTTATTATCAATGGGCGACTTATATGGAATGACAATTTCTTCAGACTGCCATTCTAAAACATTTTCATTTAAATCCAAATACAACATGAACTTGCGTTCCCAAAGAGAACGGTATATAATGTTAGTAGGATCACCCTTATATTTCCTTGGATAGGAAGGTTTGTATTTTCCTCTATATGCCATCTAAATAACTAAACAATCACCTGTTAGATATTTAGAGTGCCTAGACCATTTCCTAAAAAGATATCTCAGATAAAACCAACACTAACACAACTTGCTCAAACTTCACATTTTGTAGTTCAGTTTGGTGGTTTGCCTTCACCATTGAAAGCATATCTCAAGAAGAGAGGTATGGATTACAGATTTATTGGTGATAATCTGGCACTCTTATGTAATAGAGCATCACTTCCTGGTAATGGGATTGCAACTGCTGATGCTATAGGACACTTCCATGGTGTCACTGAAAAGTTTGCTCACACCAGAACTTTCATTCAAATGGAAATGGAGTTCTATGTGGATAACGCATATAGATCATTAAAATTTTTAGAGCATTGGACTGAATTCATTGCTTCTGGTAGTGATGCTCTTGGAGCAAATAAGTTGCGTGATGGTTATCACTTTAGGATGCAGTATCCTGACTCTTATAAGTGTGATGAAACCAGAATCACCAAGTTTGAAAAGGACTATAAGAGATACATTGAGTATAGATTCTTTGGAATGTTCCCAATTTCATTGAATGCGGTACCAGTTTCTTATGATGGATCTAATCTTCTTAAGTGTAGTGCTAACTTCCACTTTGACAGATATGTTTCTGGAAATACCCGTTCTTTGAATGAATTGGTTGGTGATGATAATGGTAAAGAAGGAACTAATGGTGGTCCTACCGCTAATCAGGCAACCAGTGCTTTTGGTGGAATTGATCTTGGAACAGATCTTGGTCTTGACTTGGGTATTCAACCACCAAAAATTGGAAAAGGATTTTTTAATTCTGATGCGTTTGATCCAGATTCAACAATTCTTTCGTTCCAACAACTTTCTAATGCTGACTTCTTGGGAACTAGATTTCAATAACCCATCTAAATAATTTTACTGACTTGTTATAGGATATTATGCCTTTACCAAAAATTGCTACACCAACTTATGAGTTGGTGATCCCTTCTACTAAGAAAAAAGTTAAGTACAGACCATTCTTAGTGAAAGAAGAAAAAGTTCTGATTATGGCAATGGAGAGTGAAGACACGACCATGATTGCCAATGCAGTAAAAGATGTTATTTCTTCTTGTATTACAACGAGAGGAGTAAAGGTTGATGAACTTGCTACATTTGATATTGAATATCTATTTTTGAATATTCGTGGAAAGTCTGTTGGTGAACAGGTAGAAGTTCTTATTACCTGCCCTGATGATGGAACCACAAAAGTTCCGACTCTTATTGATTTGGATGAGATTCAAATTCAAGAAGATGAAAATCACAGTAAAGATATTAAACTGGATGACAGTTTAACTCTTCGTATGAGATACCCTTCTATGAAGGAGTTTATTAAAAATAACTTTGCTGTTAATGATATTAGTGTTGATGATACGTTTGATATTGTGACATCATGCATTGAGCAAGTATATAATGAAGAAGAATCTTGGTCAGCAAAAGATTGTACCAAAAAAGAATTGAAAGAGTTTGCCGAACAATTAAGTTCCAAACAGTTCAAAGAAATTGAAACCTTCTTTGAAACTATGCCCAAACTTTCGCATACAATTACTGTTAGCAATCCTAATACAGGGAAAGACAACACTATTGTATTAGAGGGACTGGCATCTTTTTTCGGATAAGTATGGCTCATACTGACCTTGAGTCATACTTTAGAATCAATTTTGCCTTGATGCAACATCATAAATATAGCTTAACAGAGTTAGAAAATATGATACCGTGGGAGAAAGAAATTTATCTTGCTTTCCTCCAACAGTATATTGAAGAAGAAAACTTAAAGGCACAACAGAATGGTTAGTACCCCCATTGGTAGAGGATCGAGAATATCCGCCGCTGCCTATACTGGCAGAGCGGTTGCTCCTGGTGCCTTGGTGGAATCTGATCCAGAGACAAAAGCAGTAATAACTAGAAATTCATTACAACTTGGAATTCTTTCCAATCAAATGCAGAATCTGTCTGCTCAGATGCAGTCACTGACAGGTTCTCTACAAGTTATTGGAACAAATCTAAGAGCACAGAACGAGTTAGAAGAAGCAAAGGATCAACAAGAGGCAGAATTACAAAATAGATTAGCGCAGCAGAAACTGCGTGAAGGTAAAGAAAGTGCGATTGAAAAGAAGATTGAAGCGGCAGCAATCGCACCAGCACAAAGAATAGCAGCAAAGGCACAATTTACATTGAGTAGATTGGGTGAATTCTTTGCGACAATCGCTGGCGGATGGTTACTACAAAAGGGTGTTGAAACTATTGTTGCTTATAAAGAAGGCAACATGGATAAGTTGAATGAAATCAAGAATAATATATTAAAGAATTTACTGGTTGCTGGTGCAGTTTTTGCTGCCTTTAAACTTGCTGTACCAGCACTGATTGGTGTATTCGGTGGTATTGGTCTTAAGTTAGCAGCAGTGGCGACAGCTGCTATATTCTCTGGACCAATTTTACAGTTCCTTGGATTCCTTACGGATCAAGCTAAAGGTATACTTAATAAAATTACTGGTGGTAGATTATTCAATGATGAACCAGATCCAGAAAACCCTGATGATAGTTCAAAATTTGAAATTTATAATCCAAATCAACCAGAAGCAGCAGGTGGAATGTCTCTTTCCAGTGACGGAAAGTTCTTCACCAAAACAGAGTTGCTACAGAAAAAAACGGCAGAAGGAGCACCTCAAGTCAAACCTTTAAGTATCGCATTGAATCCAGTTACTGAAGAATCTGAAGACACATATTCATCAGTTCAAATAGAACCTCAATCCACTACTGTCAATATGGCAACGGTTCTTGATAGACCAGAATCTAAAGAAGAAGATTCCCCTATCGATCCAAATGTCAAGGCAGAGTATGGTGAGACAACTTTATCTACCGTTGACATTGGTAATGGTGAGCAAGATGTATCAAAACCAATGGGTTCTGAACTGAATCCAAACAAAAAAGTTCTTGATCCAGAAACTTCAGAATACATCAGACAAGAACAATATATTGGTAAGTATGGAAGTCTTCCACCATCAATGTTGGAATCAATAAGTAGGAGTAGAAGTGTTGCACAAAATGTATCACAACCAGTCGCAGAACCTGGTGTAACCGTTGTACCGATGGAACAACCATCTACATCAGCACCTTCATCAGAACCTATAGTAAGTGGTGGCATCAATGCTCCACCATTCTTTACTACAAGTGATCCAGAAAATATTTACACTCTTGGTGCTAGATCTAATTTTAATGTGGTATCCGTCTGATGGCAAAAATAACTAAATCACTAATAAAGAATAGCGAAAGCATTGGAGGCATACAAAAAACTATCGCTTCCTTTGGTCAGAGTCTTCGTGCCGCCAATAATACATCATCTGTTATTATTAGAGAGTTTACTAAGAGTAATCGCTCTAAAAAACGTGCGATGCTCAAGCAGAGAGAAATATTTGGAAAGAGACGTTCTGCTGTTCAAAGAAGAGAAAGAGAGGATTTAGTAGAATCTGGAAAAGTCAATGGTATATTCAGAAGAACCACCAAAGTAATCTCAACTAGTACTAAAGGATTCCTTGGTAGAATCATGGACTTTTTGGGAACTATCCTTGTTGGTTGGATAGTAACTAATTTACCTGTTATCATCAAAAATGTAGAAAAATTGATAGGAAGAATCCAAGAAACTGTTAGTGCTTTAACAGGATGGTATGATGGTATAACTAGATTCTTTGCAGGATTTACTGGTGAACTGAATGATACTGATCAAAGATTGTCAAGACAGGCAGATTTTACAGGTGAAACAAAACAAGCTAATGAGACAAAGGAGAATATTGAAAAGGCATCTAGAAATTTAGAGTTAGATTATAATCGAATGATTGATAATGTCAATAACTTTGATTTATATGCACTTTTGGGTCTGAAGGGAGAGGAGAAACAAAAGAAACAAGAAAATAGTGGTGCTGCTCCTACAAATAATCAGACAACTCTCTCTGATCAGGAACCACAACCAGAACAAAAAAAGGAAGATGTAAATCCTTTTACAAGATTTTTTGGTGGACTTGCTGATTTTGTCATGCGTGATACTACAGACTTTGACAAACAGGGAGATTCAAGTTATAGTGGTGGAGGTGGAAAACTTTCTCCCGAACAAATCGCTGATGTTGCTAGACGTGCTGGTATTCCAGAGGATATGATCCCTACAATGGTTGCCATAGCATTAGCAGAATCTGGCGGTGATTCTGGTATTGATACAGTTAAGTCAGGTCTAGATCCCGATAAGAAGAATGAATTCTCATTAGGATTGTGGCAAATCAATATGATCGACAGACCTGGTTTCATGCTAGGAGAGGAAAGAAGAAGAAAGTTAGGTATAAGCAAAACGGAACAACTTTATGATCCCCTTACAAATGCAAGAGCGGCGGCTCTTATCTTACGCGAACAAGGTCTTGGTGCTTGGAGTGTCTACACTAATGGTAGCTACAAGCAGTATCTTCCTACTGCCAAAAAAGCATTTTCTGGTCTTAGAACCAGTCAACCAGTAGTATCAAAATCGGTTGACTCTGGGACCAGATATTCAAAAGGACAAGATGTTACTCAACTTCTTGGTGGTCAAGCAAGTGCGACAATCACATCTAGAAAAGGTGATTTTGAATCTTTTAGATCAAAACCACATGGTGGTATTGATATTGGTTGCTCTGCTGGACTGTTCATTTCACTGACAGTCGATGCTGAAGTTGTAGGAACTGCTAACCAACCAAATGGATATGGAAATGTAATTGACGTTTGGATTTCTTCGATGGGAGTCCAACTTAGATTTGCACACAACAGTAGAATTTTGATCCCATCTGGTAAGATTCCAGCAGGAACATCATTCGCCATTACAGGAAGCACAGGAAGATCAACTGGACCACATATTCACCTGGAAGCATCTAGTGAGAGAGGTTCTATGAACTATGGTGGAAACATGGTTCCAGCACCATATGTTGCTTTGATTAGATTGACAAAGGCAAGTATTGAAGGTCAAAAGGCGTCTTTACCTGGAATGAATGACGCAACTGGTGGTCCATCTCTTCAAATTGATGGTGTAGGAAACAGAACTATGGTTGCTTCTAATGTAACACCAGAGAGAAGAGGATCTGTTATAACAGTTCCAATTCCAACTGAAAGTGGTCAACAACCATCTTCTGATGGTGGTGGAGGTGGAGGAGGTGGGTCATCCTCTAGAAACACTGAAGGAACATCGTTAAATAGTTTCATACACAAGATTCTCCTTAGGGACTTAGAATACGTATAATGAGTGCATCCGACGTTTCAAAATACGAAGAAGTACTTCTAGAATCAAGTAATGGATCAGATTCCGTCGATTTAAGACTTGGTGTTCAATCAATAGACTACTTTGAAGATATATTTTCACCAACTATAACTGCAAAAATTGTTGTAACCACAACGGGTGATGCCGTTAATGGAAAATCTATTGTTCAAGGACTCCCATGTCGTGGAGGTGAAAGACTTTCTTTAAGAATCGCGGGCAATGCTGCTGGTATGCCTGGTCTAGATTTTTCTGATAAAGAAAAATACTTTTATGTAAGTGGTGTTAGTAATGTTATCAGTACCAATCAAAGAGAGTCCTTTGTTTTAAACTTATACTCTAGAGAAGCTATCACAAATGAAACTGCTAGAGTACCTAAAAAGTTTCCAACATCAGCACCGATCTCTGTATCAGCAGAGGATATAATCAAAACTTACTTACAAACCAGTAAGAAAATTGATGTTGATAAGTCAATGAACAAGTATGGTTTCATTGGCAATATGAGAAAACCATTTACAGTTTTAACTTGGTTAGCATCAAAAGCAGTTCCAGAAACAAAAGGTAATGGAACTGCTGGATATTGTTTCTTTGAAACTAAAAGTGGATTTAAATTTAGATCTCTTGATAGTTTGATTGGATCAAATTCAAAAGCAACTTATATTGCTAATGATGTTGTTAATGAAGATGGTCTTAAGCAAGATTATACTATTGTTGAATATGCAATCAATAGAAATCAAAATGTTCTAGAGAATCTACGTCTGGGTGTATATTCTAGTTTCAGAAGTTACTTCAATCCAGTAAACTTTGCGTTTACGCATCCAGAGAAGGGTGTATTTAAGATGGATGATTACATCAATAATACAAAAAATCTGGGTGAAAAATTTGAATTTCCTCCTATAAGTGAGGAATCTGAATTAACTCTTGGTGATGTTCCAACTAGACTACTTACTGGTGTTCTGGATTTGGGAACTCAAGAAGTTGGTGTTTCTACGGCAAGGAATGCTGATGCTCTCTTATATCAATCTCAAGCATTATTCAGATACAATACTTTGTTTACTCAACAAGTGACTGCCACCTTACCATGTAACACAAATCTTGAAGCTGGTGATGTGATTGAATGTCTCTTCCCAGAGACTACAACTAAAAAAAAGAAAGAGTATGATCAGATGCAAAGCGGTCTATATATGATAAAAGAGTTGCGCCACCATTTTGACCCAAATGGTTCATATACAGCAGTGAAGTTGGTAAGAGATACTTACGGTCAATCTAATCCAAATAACGAAGAGAAGTAATGTTAGAGGAGTCTTTACTTAAAACTAATTTTCTGGGGAGAGATGGATTCCGTTGGTGGGTCGGTCAGATTCCCCCTTTAGAGAAGTCTTATATTGACCAATCAAACGGTGGTGGATGGGGAAATAGAGTAAAAGTTCGTATCCTTGGTTATCATCCATATAATACAACTGACTTAAAGAATGAGGATTTGCCTTGGGCAATCGTCATGCTTGGTGCTACTGATGGTTCTGGTGCTGGTAACAAGGCAACATCTATCAAGATAGCACCTGGAGATACTGTAATTGGATTCTTTCTTGATGGTGACAATGGACAAGTTCCAGTCATTATGGGTGTTCTGGGTAGAACCAGTCAAGTTCCATCAGCAGACTTTGTAAGTCCATTTGTTCCTTTCACTGGATATACAGATAATATCAAGAATGATGGTGGTTCATTACCTAGAAATGAATCAAATGAGTTTGGTAATGCTGGATCGCAGAAACATGTTCGTTCAGTATCACCAGAAACTGCTAAGAAAGTAAATGCTAAAAATAATCCAGATAATGATCCTGCTAAGGCAGAAATCTCTGCTTCCAAGCAGATTATTGGTCAAAAAGTTAAGTTAGCAACTGGTGATGCAGGTGCTGCTGTAGCAAAGATTAAAGTAGAAGTTGATAACTTTGTAGGCAGAGTTCAAGAAATCACCAGTGGCATCACTGATGCGGTTGGAAATGCGAAACAGGAACTATTCAAACAGATTGATTCAGTAACTGAGAGTATTCAAAAAGGTGCGATGAAGATCGTCAATGATATGACGAAGAATCTCACCAATGCTATGAAACCCATGTTGAATACAGGACTTCAAGGTTTGTATGATGTTGTATATAATCTAACTTTAGCGGCAACGGGAAATCCAGTTCAGGCTGATATAGATGGAACAATAGCTCAGGCAACTATGGTTCTACCTGTTAAAAAATTATCAGATGCACTTCCTTGTATTGCCAATAAAGTTGTTGGTGGAATAGGAGAAACAATCAAAGGAATCCTTCAAAGTGTAGCAGATAATGTAACTAATTTTGTTTCTTGTATTGGCGATCAAGTTGTTGGTGGAATCATGAACACCATCATCAATCAGGTATCTAGTTTCTTAGAACCATTCATGAAAGTATTCTCTTTGGACATCTTTGATATTCTTGGTGGATTTAGTCCAATGGGATTCTTGAGAGAAAGTGCTGATGCTATCTTGGGTCTTGCTGATAGACTTGGTTGTAATGAAACTCCTGGTGAATTTGACCTTGCTGGTGATGTATGGACAATCGGAAAAGGACTTGGCGATAAGGTAGGTGTTCCTGTCGATGAGATTTTAGAAACTGCTAATCAGGCACAAAGTTTAGCAGACTTGGCAATCAATACAGTTCAAGATATTGCTGCAGATACTGGTTCACTTGGATTCTTTGACTTCGCAAATCCAAGTGTTGGTACTCCAGGATTCAAGAGTCCACTTGGAGAATGTTTTGCTGGTCCTCCAGAACTTGGTGGATGTGGTGGAACTAAAATTAAAATCTTTGGTGGAGGAGTTAAAGGCATTGGTGGTGTTGCTAATGCTATCTTTCAGATTGCTGAAGGTGGTAGAGGTGTAACTGGAAGTTTGATTGGTGTTGACCTTGTAAATGGTGGCGGTGGATATACATTCCCACCATTTGTTGAAATTGTTGATGAATGTAAGAATGGTTATGGTGCATCTGCTTCAGCAGTTATTGATTATGATCCAGATTCTCCAACATATCAACAGATTACTGATATTATATTAAAAACAGAAGGAGAAAACTATACTCCAAGCGAAGATTTACAAGATTATATTGTACCAAAACCAGTCATTGAAAATTCTGGTGCCAATTATACCAATGATGATGTTGTGACTGATAGTAATGGTGACACTTACACTATCAAGGTTGATGATGCAGGAAGAATCTATGATGTAATCAAGGATGCTGTAGTTGATGATAGTGGTGATGATACTACAAGCATTGTTGAATTCCCAACAATTACTGATACTTTAACTTATACGATCAAGTCTAAGATTGGTGCTGGTGCTATCCTTAAACCAAAGTTTGTTGTCAGACCTGAAGGTTACCAAGGAACGGTTAGACAAGTCATTGATTGTATCTCTAAAGATGATAACTTTGTTGGTTATGTTAATGGTAAGAAATATTATGGACCATTCCATATTCATATGGGAAGAAAAATGACAGGAATATCACATACTGGTTCTGGTCAATACATTTATGATACTCCAGCAGAAAGTCTTGGATCTGTATCAAGACCTGTAGATACTACCACAACAACTACTACAGCAACTGTCACATCAACACCTACCGCTACACCTAACCCCACACCTACTCCCACACCAACACCTCCCGCTACATCTGGTGGAGGAGGTTCAGCACCTACACCATCTCCAACACCAACTCCACCACCAACTCCACCACCATCTCCACCAACTCCACCACCAAATCAAGGTGGAGGATCATATGGTGGTGGATACTAAATATCCTAGGAGGTAAAATAAATGGCAAATAATTGGGAAGGCAGACAATATATTGCTCTGGGTCCTGGATTTAAACTTGAATCTGGTAATCCCACTGTAGGAGATAGTGGATCAGTTGTTTATGATCTTTATGGTATCAGTGATAATGCTGATGTAAGTCTTGCTGGAATGACTCAGCAGGGTTCCTGGAGACTTTATCAGGACCAACATATTGAGATTGTTGGTGGTGGTAAGGGTCAAAGAGGTGGTGTTGATGTAAATATCATTGGAAAACAGGGTGCAGTCACCATTACCGCAATGGAAAATGGTGATGTACGTATCAGTGGTGCTAATATAATTTTTGAATCGAAGAAAGATATTAAGTTTCAGTGTGGTGGAAACTTTGTTACTGATGTTGGTAACAAAATTGATTTAAAAGCAAATGAAGCATACTGTGATGCTCCACATACTTATGGAGACAACAGACTTGTTGAAGGTGAAGGATCGTTCTTGGGTGGTGTTTTCAAAGGTTTAGCAGCAGAAGGCATTGCTATGCAGGCACTGAGTGTGGCGGGTAAAGGTAATCCTGCTATGTCAATCGCTGTCAACGAAGGCGTAAAGATGCTGAAAGGAGCACTTGCTTGACATGGGATTTAACATTAACATAAGTCGAAATCTAGAACCATACGATAAGCAATTTGGTGGAAAGGTAACTTTCTACAAAGATGTTAAGTTTGAAAAGAGTATTACAATTTCTGGTGACTTAATTGTTAATGGAAACATAACTGCTGCTGGTAGCAGTGGTCTCACTGCAGAGAACTTAAAAGGTGGTGAGCAAGGATCAATTCCGTATCAAGATGGTGTCAATTCAACCACATTTTTACCACCAACTAATGCTGCTGGAAGATTCCTGAAGTCGAACGGTCCTGGACAAGATCCTGAATGGGTTGCTCTTGGTGGTGGTCAAGGTGCTTTGAATCTTGATGATCTTCAAAATGTTGATAATGATGTTGCGAATGTAACCAACGGACAGATTATCAGATATAATTCTTCCAGTGGTAAGTGGGAGAGATTTACACCAAACTATTTGACAGCAGAAACATCACACGCTGATGTTGTTATTGATGGTGACTTCACATCCGAAGGATTGATGAAGCGTGGTTCTTCTGCTGGTTCATATAGTATAGTAACAGATAATTCAAGCAACTGGAACACTGCCTTTGGTTGGGGTAACCATGCTACTGTAGGATATATCGAGGATTCAGACTTCAGTTCCAATGGTTTTATGAAGCGCACTGGATCTGGATCTTACACTGTTGATACAAATACTTATATCTCTGATATAAGTAGTCAAAACTTAGGTGACTTGGCAAATGTCAACGTTCCAGCAACACCAACATTTGGTCATGTATTAAAATGGACTGGTACTAACTGGACTGCTGAAGTTGATGGCGGCGGAGGTGGCGGAGGAGGAGGTGCTGGATTGGACGGAGCACCTGCTGGTACTGTAAGTATGTGGTCTGGAACAGCAGCAAGTGTTCCATCTGGATATTTACTTTGTGATGGTTCTGCTATCAATAGAGTCACTTATACTGATTTATTCAATGCCATCGGTACTGCACACGGATCCGGTGATGGAAGCACCACTTTCAACCTCCCAAATTTAAGAAATCGTTTTGTTGTTGGTGAGGGAACTTCTTACGCTTTAGCAGCAACTGGTGGTAGTGCTGATGCTACACTTGTATCACACTCACATACTGTTAGTAGTCATTCACATAGTAGTGGAAATTTATCAACAGACAATCACAGTCATGGATCTGGAAACTTAAGCGTAAGTAATCATAGTCATGGATCTGGAAACTTAAGCGTAAGTAATCATAGTCATGGATCTGGAAATTTAAGCACCAATAATACTGGTGATCACAGTCACAACACCAATAATACTGGTAGTCACAGTCACAACACCAATAACACTGGTAGTCACAGTCATTCATTACAACTTTATAACAGTAATGATGACAATAGTTATATTATCGGAGCTCAACGATCGTTTGATGCAAGTTCAAGCGGCAACCAGAGCACTAGCAATGCTGGTGGTCACTCACACAATACCAACAATACTGGATCACACTCCCATAATACCAACAATACTGGATCACACTCCCATAATATAAGTGGTAACACAGGAAACTCATCACCAGGACTTAGTGGTGATACAGGAAACTCATCACCAGGTGTTAGTGGTGATACAGGATCAAATTCTGCAACTATAAGTGGTAGCACAGGTTCTGATTCTCCTGGAACTGACTCACAAGGTTCTTCAGCAACAAATGCCAATCTTCCACCATATTATGCTCTTTGTTATATTATTAAGGTTACTTCTGGTGGCGCGATAACAACTGGCGAGACTTTCACACTGACATCTACCGATGCAGGTGCTAGTGCTAAACCAACTCTCACGATGCTCAGAGATAGTGCATCACCTGCAGATAATGATTTGATTGGAAATATAGAATTCAAAGGGAACGATAGTGCAGGAAATCAGGAAACTTATGTTGAATTAAAAGGTAAAATCACTGATGTAACTGATGGGACTGAGGATTCAACACTTGAAGTGGTTGTTAAAAAAGATGGTGCTGATAAGACAATTACATTCCCAACTGAAACTGGAACACTTGCGCTTGTATCACAACTCACCAGTTCGTTCCCATCAGGCGGCATTATTATGTGGTCTGGTGCTGAAGGAGATATTCCTAGCGGGTGGGTATTATGTAATGGACAAAACAGCACACCAGACTTAAGAAATAGATTTGTTGTTGGTGCGGGAACAGGTAGTAATTATTCTGTTGGTGACACTGGTGGTAGTAATGATGCTACTCTTGTATCACATAGTCACGGTTCTGGAAATTATGGAACCAATAATACTGGTGGTCACAGTCACGGCACTAATAATACTGGAGATCATACTCATGGTTCTGGAAATTATGGAACCAATAATACGGGTGATCACACTCACAGATGGGGTACTGATGATAATTTAGGTGCTAATGGTGGTAATAATAACCCTGATGCTAACGGTGGTCAAGCATGGAAAGCAAACACTGATACTGCAGGCGCTCACTCACATACTGTAAATGGCGACAGTGGTAATGCTGGTAGTCACTCACATAATACTAATAATAATGGAGATCACTCACACAGTGTAAATGGTAATAGTGATAGTCAAGGAAGTTCTGCTACTGGTGCTAACCGCCCACCATATTACGCTCTTTGCTACATTATGAAGTCGTGATATAATATCATTATAAGTGATATTGTGATGAAATTTTTTAATCGTAAGAAAAAAACAAAGTTTACAGATTTCATTTACGTAGAAAGAGATGCTCTTCCAAAATCTTTCTGCAACAATGTTATTGAAAAGTTTGAGCAGGATGATAGAAAAAGACAAGGACAAGTTGGTGGTGGTGTCCAATTAGATATAAAAAGATCAAGTGATTTAAGTATCAGTAAATTGGATGATTGGAAGTCATATGATCAAGCATTTTTTAAATCTCTCAATGGTGGACTGAAAAAATATATACGATTTCTTCCCGAAGAGTATATGAAGCATAGAGCATTAAGTGAGTTGGGAAACGATACTGGATATCAAATACAAAGAACTCAACCTAATGACTATTATATCTGGCATCACGATCAGACAACAACAAGATTAGTGACATTCATATGGTACTTGAATGATATTAAAGATGGTGGATATACTGAGTTTATAGATGGGACTAGAATTCAACCAGAGGCAGGAAAATTAATTATATTTCCTGCTACTTGGGACTTTCTTCATCGTGGTGTTTCCCCCAAAACTGAAACCAAGTATCTCTGTACTGGGTGGGTTCACGCAGATATGATGGAAGGTTGACGCCTGACCCAAAATGCACTATAATATCTGGGTAATCAAGAAAAGCACATGAACGAAACTTATGTTGCTGGCGTCGTCATTGATGTCTGTACTCGTTCTTTTCTTCTCCTCAGTGATGAAGGAGATGAAAAAATGGTAGAATGTGAAACTGCTGAGCAGTTTATGAGTGTGCTTGAAGTATGTACTGATCATTTGAATGATGATCAAATCGAATACGCTGATCTGGCAATCAAGGAGTAATATGGAAGTATTCACCCTCAAAGAATGGGAAGACAATTTTGATGAACTCTTTTCGAGAGTTGAAAATGGAGAAACCATCGGTGTAGTAAGAGAAGATGGTCAAGCAGCAGTAATGATGCCTGCTGATGAAGCAGATTTCATACGAATACACACAGAAGAAAACAACGACGCTGATTGATGTATTCGGGAATGTCGCCTAAAGGTAAAGGCCCTCTGCTTATAACGGAGTGATTTGGGTTCAAGTC